CTTACTGCTAGGAGAAAAGACGACTCGTCCTAGCAACTTTATGGTTACTGTTAGTAATGCTGACGCAGTAACTAAGAAAGAGGAGGAACAAAAGAAGTTAATCCTTCAAAATCTGCAGCAACAGTTTATCAATGAGCTTAACGCTCAGGGCGTACAAACTGGTCAACCTAACCAGGAAGCACAGACTCCACAACAAGTAATGGAGTATATGAATGCAACCTATCAGGATGGCCGCGCTATCGTAGGCCAACAAGTATTAAACTACTTGCGTGACAGCCTAGATATGGAAGATAAAATCCAAAAAGGATTCTTCGATTGGTTGGTCAGTGGGTTCGTGTATTCGTACAAAGGTATCTGTATGGATGATCTAGAGTATGAGATTGTCAGCCCCCTCGATATTGATTTTTCGAAAAGCCCGGATTTAGAGTTTATTGAAGATGGAGACTGGGTTGTTCGACGCCAGTTAATGAGCGCAAACGCCGTAATTGACCAATTTTATGATTTACTTAGTGACAAACAAATTGACCAAATTGAGGATCATACTCGGAATCGGTCTGGTTCTTTTGCTATTCCCTTCTTGCAACGTATTGAAGACAACTTCGGAGACAACGACCGATATGTCGAAGTGCTGCATGTCTGCTGGAAAAGCTTCCGAAAAATCGGAGTACTAACGTATGTCGATGAGTTTGGTGTCGAGCAAATGCAGCTCGTCGATGATACATATCGTACTGACAAGGAAGCAGGAGAAACGACTGAGTGGTACTGGGTCAATGAAGTTTGGGAGGGGTACGAAATTGACGGAGATATTTATGTCGGCATTAATCCTGTTGAAGGACAACGTAATGCACTAAACAATATTTCTAAGTGTAAGCTGCCATACAATGGCCGCGCATATAGCAATCGACACACTGAAAACGTTAGCGTTGTGTCTATGGGCTTACCGTATCAGGTCTTGTATAACGTGTTTCACTATCGGCTAGAGCTGACTATCGCTAAAAACAAAGACAAGATTGCGTTGATTGAAATGAATACCATTCCTAAGCGACACGGTTGGGATGAAGAGAAGTTCATGTACTACGCTGATGCTTTAGGTTTTGCGTTTATTGACTCTACCGGTGAGGGCAAGAACAACGAGCGGGTCAGTTTCAACCAGTATCAAGTGCTAGATATGTCTTTAGGCCAATATATGGCTGCACAGATCCAGCTGCTTGAAGCTATTAAAACTGAGTGGGAAGAACTGCTTGGAGTGTCTCGTCAGCGTAAGGGACAGATTATGGCTTCTGACGGTGCAGGCACTACAAAGAATGCCATCGCTCAGTCTACAGCTATTACTGAAGAGATCTTCCGTAAGTACGAAAAGTTCGAGCAAAAGGAGATGCAAGGTTTATTAGACCTTTCTAAACATGCATTTCGTAACGGTAAGAAGGTACACTACATCACGGATGACTACCGTAACGCTTGGCTAGACATCGAAGGATCTTCTTACCAAGAAAGTGAGTTTGGAATCTTTGCTAAAAACTCTAGCCAAGAAAACAAGAAGATGGAGCAAATGCGTGGCTTGCTTCAAGCAATGGCGCAAAATGGAGTTGGCGTTAGCTCTATTGCCGAAATCCTGGACGCTGATAACTTCTCACGAATTCGTGTCTTAGCTAAAGAGGTAGAGAAGAAGCAAGCAGACATGGCAAAAGCTGCTCAAGAAAAAGAGCAGAAAAAGAATGAAGCAGCGTTACAGCTTCAGCTTAAAAAGGTTCAAATGGAACAAGAGCATGAAGCCTCTCAAAACGACTTAGATCGCTTAAATAAAATTGAGGTTGCTCAGATCGCAGCTAATTCCAGAGATACCGATCACGATAACGACGGAAAAACCGATAATAAATAACGGTTTACAATTCCTTGGAATAATATTATATATAACCTACATTCAATACGATGGCAGAAAACAAAGAGCTTGGCCTCGACAGTCTGAAAGGAGTCGACTGGCTGAACGACAATGCACCGGCACCTCCGGATACTCAACCTGAAGCAGAACCTACTGCAGAAACTACTGAAGCTGAAGAACAGCCTGTAGAAGATCAGTCTCCTGATCTAGAACCAGAGCAAGAAGCAGAAGAAGTAGTGGCAGAAGAATCTGCGCCTGCAGCTGAAGAGCCTGAACCCGAAATCCCTGCTGAGCCCGAAGAGCAGGAAATGGGTGTAATCGATACGCTTACACAGCGATTGGGGTACGAAGTAGATGGTGATTTCTCTGATGACTACGACGGTCTAGAGAAATATACCTCAGCTGTAGCAAGCAAGATTGCTGAAGAGCAGCTTGCCAATATTTTTAATCAGTATCCTGACGTACGAGAATACTTTCAGTATCGTGCCAACAATGGGGATCCGCTTAAGTATTTCCAGGCACAACAAGCTGAAATGGACTACAACTCTATGGCTGTAGATGACAACATAGCCATTCAACGCCGCATCATTCAAGATGGTATGCGTATGCAAGGCTTTGATGACGAGTCCATTACAAAGATGACGGATGCCTATGAAGATGCAGGCATTCTTAAGGATAATGCGGAAGTGTATTTATCCCAGCTTCAAAAATCTCAAGCTACTCGCAAGCAACAACTTGTTGAGCAGCAACGAAAGCAAGCTGAACAACAACGTGCAGAGGCTAATCAATACTGGTCTGACGTTGCAAATACAATCAATCAAGGACAACTTCGAGGCCTACAAATTCCTACTAGGCAACGCAAGAAGTTCTATGATTGGATGACATCTCCGGTAGATAAGACCGGTGCTACACAACGGGATTTAGATCGCGCTAAGCTTGATCAAGAAACTGCGTTAGCACTAGAGTATTTGATCTACCAAGGTTTCGACCTAAACAAACTTTCACAGAACGTAGCCAAAACAAAGACGACACAGAGCTTGAAAGCCAAGCTCCAAAGTTCTCCATCCGCTTCGACTAGGATGAAGTCCCGCAGCAAGTCGACCGTTTCTAAGGCAGTCTCACTCCCTTCTTTGCGGGACTTGCTCTAATTTTTTGAATTGACTTAAATCATGTCTGACAACCTTAAAAAACTGCGTCTTTACGAAGACGTTTTTAATGCAGACGGCATGACCGACGAGAACTCGTTGGCTAACGCTCTGCTTACTCAACCGGACGTCCTGTCCCCTGTTATCACTCACCTCTCCGGTCGTGAGGATAAGCGTTTCCCTCTCTCCTTCCTTACCGAAGGCATGGGTAATGTGAAGTACATCAACGATATCGAGTACGACTACCCTGTTATGGGCCGGTTGAACAAGAGCGTTGTTGCTGTTACTAACACGGCAATTTCCACTACTGGTGGTACCGTGACTTTTGCTGAGCGTTGGTTCGTTAAGAACTACATCATTGAGTTCGGCAACGGTGACAACACCCAGGTTCGCATCACGGGAGACCCGGTGCAAGCTAATGGTGGCTGGAAGTACAACGTTGAGCTGGTGACCAGCGATACGTCCGTTACTGTTGGTGCAACTACTTTGGCTGGTGTGCAAGCTGTTCAGCTGTTCGCTGCTAACGCCTTCTCCGGATCGCGTGGTAACGAGAGCAACTGGGTCGCTCCGTCCAAAATGCGGAACCAGATTAGCTTGATCCGTAAGTCTTACCGCTACGAGGGTAACATGCCCGACCGTGTGGTGAACTTCGAGTTCAACGTTGGTGGCCGCTCCACGAACCTGTGGTACGACTTCGAGGAGTACCAGCACATGCTTCGCTGGAAGGAGGAGTGCGAGCTTGCCTTATGGTACAGCCGTTACAACCGGGATTCCAACGGTCTCATCCACCTCCGTGATGAGAACGGTAAGGCTATCCCGCTCGGTAGCGGTGTGATTGAGCAGATTCCGAACGTGGATACCTACTCTACCCTTACGGCCACTAAGCTCAAAGGTGTTGTCCGTGACGCTCTGTACGGAGCCTCCGACGCTTCCCAAATGAACATCGTGCTCTTCACGGGCCTCGGTGGTATGGAAGAGTTTGACAACGCTATGAAAGATGAGCTCAACAACGCGAGCTACATCAAGAACACCGACCCGGCTTCCTTCATTGGTGGCAGCGGACGGAACCTGTCTCTTGGTGGATTC